AAAAAAGGACTCGCACTAGAAAATGATCGCTCTTGCGTCGGCAATCGCCTAGCAATCCCGCAGGCATCTTGCAACGCCTGACCGAGACGCTGATCGTTGGGTTGGCTTGCTTGAGTGCGTCCCGAAGGGTTCGGAAGTTATCCATTTATTTCGCTCGCTTCGTATCAACCATTACCCGCCCGCGACGAGAGCACCATGTGAACTGAAGCCAAGCAGCTCCGAGCGACTTAGGCCCGAGCATCTTCTCGGTTTCGAAACCATGATCGCTATCAGCCCAAGCATCCTTGTATCCTGGCGGCCTGATGTGCAATTGCTCATCATGGTAAACCACGCCCTTTGAGGATATTCGCATTCTCGGTATCGTTACAGCCCATTCATCGTGCGTATGTCCCGATAGCACGATATCCGCATCAGGACTCCAAACCGCCATTCGATTCGTCTGAATCACGCCTCGCGTAACTGGCCCGCCTCCGCCTGTGCCGTGGAAGTGGTAAAGCACCTTAGAATCCTTCGGGCTCTTGCCTAGATGCTTCTGGTTGGCATCCTGAAAGCGGAACAGAACAAACCCACCATAACCGCTCGATTCGACTTTCGACCCGTGGGCACGCATTCTAGAGGCCAGCCTGTCGGTAAGATCGGTCTCATGTGCCTTGGTTACCGCTGTCTCATGGTTGCCTTTTCCTAGCACCGCGAATTGAGCACCGAAAGGCTTGTAGAATTCTGCCGCCGTTTCGACTAGCAAATCGAAGTAGTTGCCGCCCCGATGTTCTTCTCTTAGTGCATTCTTATCGGCTCGCTTGTCCCACTTGCCCTGCATCGCGCAGAACAAATCGCCGTTATCGATGATCGGAGCGTCATACTCGATGGCCTCTTGCAAGTGATGCTTTTCTAGCTCCTGATCGCACTTTGGATTGTCATGGTGGACATCCGATCGAAGCAGCACCCATTGCTCCCAATCTTTGTTTCGAGTCAGATCGATCGTGATCTCAACTACGTTGCGAGCTACCTTCCGAGTTGACCATGCCATCGTCTTTCCTCCAAATTGAATAAGCTTCGTCTAGCGTGATTTGTGGCTTGCCAAGCTTCGCATTGACTGCATTGTGAAGTCTCACGCCCCAGGCGAAAAAAGCTTCGGGGTTTGAGTGATCCGGTGGCAAGTCTTTTAGGATGTGCTGGAATCCGTCCCTGCAATCGCATCTCGACGGAATGAAGTAGACCCACAGTTCCAACCACTGAGGATCGCACCCTCTGTACTTGTGGAGCAAAGACCATGCGAACCGACCTTGCTTGGCTGTTCGCTCGGCTCTTGCTGCAATCACTTGCTCTTGGCTCACTGGCTGCCTTGGTTGCGGTTGCTGACCGACTAGCTCGATATGACTCGACGTTGGCACCGCTGGCGGTTGCTCGACGTAACGAGAGCCATCGAGATTGATTTTTAAGACAGTGTGATTGTCCATGTTGGTGCGCTTGTGCAAACGGAAGCGGATTGTAAGCCTGTGCAAGTCTGGGATCGAGTATGCGAAATAACCGTTGACCAAGGACGCTCGTACAGTTCCTTGCAAACGCCATCGGGAAAGCAGTTCGGGCAATCGTCATAGAATCGGCAGCAAGCCTCATCGCAAGCAATCTCGGTGCATTCGTAAGTACGCACCCAAGGATAAATCTCTCCTTCCACCCCCGGCAAGCTTTGATACGGAGAAAAACCACCGCCGCACCCTTCGAACAAAAAAAACGGCCCGCTGTAAGCTGGCGGGGGAACATTTCCGCCTCTTTCGCCGTCTGGAAAGTTGCACCCGAATCGTCCCGTTGTGTCGATATACCCAAGAATGCTTGCCGACTCCCCGTCGTTGCAATCATAGGAAAAGTTCGGCGGATCGCCTGGGTTTCTGCATGATGTTGTTAGTGTGTTGCAGAGCACTTCTTCCGCTGGATCGCATGGCCCTACCTCGGTTACTGTGTTACCTTCGCAAATTGTATCTTCTTGCGTTAGCGTTATGCTTCTTTGCGTCGGCTGAGAAACGCAATAGCAAGACAGATAGAACTCGCACTCGTTATCATCAAGTTCCGTCGATGGCCCGTAAATGCAAACTGACGAGACATAGCTGTAAGGTTCGTAGTCGCATGATGTGGAGTCGCAACCTGGAATATCTGCGTTCTCAAAAGTAAGGTTTCCAGTTGGCATTTCATCAAAGTATTTTACTCGATCAAAATAAAACTCCCCATCGTAAATGCAAGCGTAAATTTCGTCGATCGGTGGATCCGATGGAACATCACTACAGGTCATCAAAGCAGGCTCTGCATCCTCGTAGGTGTAAAGCGGATTAGCTTCGAAGCATGTAGTGTTAACCATAGTCACACTTTGCTCAATAATGTCGCGTTCATCAGCGTAGACCTTGGAGACCCATTCATAAACGAATCGCGATCGAATTACGATCTTGCATCCTCCGGTTTCGCCTTCGACCCCGCTGCAATCAACTTCCTCTTGACTGATCCGAACCTTGATATGCTTGACCCGTCGCCAGACCGCAAGAAAAGCATTCTCCGATGATGTTTGCTCTGTTGTAGTAGTCGCGATATGCTCGGAGTCACCATAGCAGCAATAATCCTCCGGTATCTCATCGCACCCACTCGGAAAGATTTCGTAACCTCGATAATCTGGGCTTTTTTGAATCCAATGTTGAGTCACGCAATTATAGGACTCGGACGATTCATAAAGCATCCCGCTACAAGACTTCGACCAACTCGGCGTTGTGTTCGGCGTGAATGTTTGCTCATAGCAACATTCGCCACTCCAACCGCCTCCGGTGTAGCCGTCAATCGTCACCGTTGGCAAGTCCTCCAATGGCAAGCAATCGCAAGTGCAACAGCATCGGCCCATTCCACCCATTAGCAGAGCTCCACAGCAAGCCACTTAGCATCAACGGGAAACAACAGCACAAGAGCCGCTGACCCAATTGCAACGCCGGTCGGATTCCATGCGGTATATGTTACGCTCCCTGCTGTCCAATTACCAGAGCCAGGAGCCTTGGCGGTTACCGTTCCGCTACTGCTGGCACTGATGCCCGATGTTGCCACCGCCAACAATGGAGTCTCGCAAGCGATGACCTTGATTAGATCAACCTCTTGTTCGTCGTCGCCGATGTAGGTGAACAAGCAACCTTTCGACAGATCGAACGATGATGCCACCGGCCCCATCCTAGTCCCGGTTGTGTAAGTCGCTGAATCCTTCGTTGCTCGAAACACTGGCCCCCATTGAGCTGTCCCGATTTCATCCCGCAAGCACTCACCAGGCCCATTGAGCAGGAATGGCCCCATTACCGAATCGGTGTAATCGAATGGCCGATCGACCTCGATGTACGTTGTCCCGTCGATCTCCGATGCACCGATCATCTGAAGGCAACCATAGGGAGGGATCGTCTCGGTTGACTTGTTGACAAAGTAGATCGGAGTTGGCGTGTAAGGCAGGAAAGCCCCTTTGGACGCTGTGCCACTTCGCTCGAAAGCTTGAACGGCATCCCAAATACGTTTAGCCTGCTTTGGCGTATACGCTCCGATCTGAGCCACTGATTAGCCCCTTGTATCGCAGAGCAACGAGATCGAGTAGATCGCAGGAGTAACCGCCGTTGCCGTTGCTGCATCGTTGCTAGCGATGCTCAAGCGAACCTCAAGCAGATCCCCAGGATCCACGCCCGTAGCGTTGATGGTGAAATCATAGTTAGCCGCTGACAGTGAGTTCATCGAGGCCGCTGGAGTTGTCACAAGATCAGAGCCGAGCGATCCATCCGAGCCGACGTAAGCCTCAGCGTCGATCGTACAAGAGTTGTCCGCTACTGTGGTCTCCATCTTGGCTCTGATCCTGAGTTGGATAGTCTGGCCGTCCTCATAGTTCGACGGGATCGGAATGGCCAAATAAAGCCGCCTGGTCGTCGATCCTAGAGCCTTAACATCGCCCGCCGTAATTCTAACCGGATTGGTGCCCCAAGTGCCTGTAATGATGCCAAGATCATCGCTGGCCGGTGTCGCTGGCAAGTTGGTTTGCGTCGCATCCCATACTCGAGCCTGCGTCAATGGAATGACAGACTCAGCTAAGACCCTTTGGGCGATCTTTGTGAATGAGATGTCGGCATTACCCGCGATCGTGTAGTTAGTAATGACCTCGGGAGGGAGGATGATAGTTGTGTTCAGTATGGTTGTCATGGCAGTAGTCCTAGTGCTCCGTAGGGCAAGGGGTTGTAAAGCTTGAATTCTAGCCAGTGGGCTTGAACTGTGTTTGGTGGCTCAACGTCGGCGATCTGGTATCCGTTCTCATCGAGCAAGACGGGTCTGTTTGCAGGCTCTCCGTTTCGCATCGCTCGGATGATCTGAAACGGCAATTGACCGGGAGCCGGAGGCCCAACTATATCCACTCGCTTGTAGTATCCTTCATGCCGAACTCGCTTATACCAAGCTTTGTCCGGTGTTGTTCGATATGGCCATCGAAATTGAATTACGGCCGTAACTTCCCAGTAGCCGCCGCCGCCTACGTTTGGATCCTTGACCGATACCGCTTGAAGCTTTTGCATCTTTCCAGTCCCAGGAGCCCAACTCAGGAACGCATCGGAGTTAACTGATTCGCGATACGCCGCTTGAACAAACGGATTGAAAACGAGCATGTTTTTTCGGATGGTTACTGTCTGATCCGCAAAGAGTCGCTTTAATCCGTGGATTGGCTCGTTGTTTTTTGTGACGATTGGATTGCCATCGTAATCCTCGTCGATTTCTTCCTCGGTCTCAACATCGTCCCAATCTATCTTGGCCGGTGTAAGCAATGGGCTTTGCGGTTGATTACCTGGCCCAAGCTTAATTTCTCCGTTGTAGCTGACAGTGACGATCCAATAGATCGGGCTGATTCTTTGGGGTCTTGCTTGATTCGCAAAAACGTAAGGGTACATCGCCGAGTATGAAGAACCAGCCTCGGGGATACCGGAGGCCTGAACTACGTCATCGATCGTTGCTTGTGGCGTTGTGAACACCTGATACGCCGAAGTGAATGCAGCTTGAGCAGTTCGGAAATTGTCCGTTAGGCTAAAGTCGCCGTCGATCTTCGACCACATTTGAGAGACCGAGATTACGTTGCTCATTTGACAAACTCGATTCTAACCTCGTCGCTTGGGGATCGATTCGCAGCGTCGAGAATTGCATTCGTTCTCTTTTGTTCTTCGACTTGCTTGGAAGTATTTTCGACCAGCTTTGCAATTGGGCTGTCTGTTTGACCTCGCACAAGCACCCGAGACTCAAAAGCGGTCAACGATCGCAATTGCTCTTGCAACGCACTAGCCGCCCCTTCTCGTGGCTTTAGATCGATGTCAATGTTAAGCTTCATCGCATCTTGCAACGCCTTTAACCGTTCGCGGATCTTCGTATCGAAATCCTCGGTCAATCCGCCGACTGCCTCATCCAAGATGGCCTGCAAGCTTTTTTCGGTCTCAGTTACCGCACGCTCTCCGAATGCAGGCATTTCCTTAAGCACATCTTCGAAGGTGAACCGGCCCGAAAGCAACTTGCTGTAGGCATCGACAAACCATTCAGCCTTGGCAAGCAATCCATCGAACACGAAAACAACATCGTTATAAATCTTGGTCGCTGACAGCAACACCGATGCGGAAATCACATCAAGCACATCGTTGAACCGAAAGGTGGCAATTTCCGCCGCTGTGAATCCAGTAACGAAAGCATCGGCAATCGTCTTACCGACTCCTTGCATCGCATTGGCTAGCTGTTCGCTGTAGTTGACGAAATCATCCATCGCCGGAAGCATCGAGGCTTGAATGAACTCGAACGCAACCACAAAGCCGCGATAAACAACATCGCGAATCGGAGCAAGTAGAGCACCAAAAGATTCGTAAAGGTTCTTGGTTGCAACCTTCAAAGCGTCGCTTGCTTCCAATGCTGACTTAGCTGATTCTGCTTTGTTTAGTAGCCCCTTGGTAGCAAGTTCGCTGACCGCTGCTAGCTTTTCCTCGTTGGTTGCTAGCTGGTCGATGTTTGGAATCAAGCCCTTGAACGCATCGAAATTGCCGTTTACCGCATCCTCGACCATTCGCATTGCTGAGGACAAATCCCGATCAAAGACCCGCGACAAGCCAAGAGCCGCTTCGGTCATGTCCTCGATGGAGTCTGTAGCAGCACCGCGCCTTAGTGCCTGGCTCATTTGCTCCATGATCCGGCCAGCATCAACATTCGTCATTCGCTCAAGGCTATTTGCAACCTTTTGCATTTCTTCCGCTGCTTGCTTGCTTCCGTTTGGAATCAAAGCAACGGTCTCGGAAAGCTTGATCGCTGAACGATTCAAATCGTCGAACGCCGCGACCGAACTGGATGCAAAGCCAACAATGGCCCTGCCTGCTTCGACAACGCCGATTACCGCTGCTGTCACGCCTGCTAGCTGAGCCAAGCCACGGACAGAAAATTCCACCTGTTGAGCCGTCTTGGTCACTTCCGATGAGAATTGACGCAATACCGCTGAGGCTTCGTTTCGTGCTCCGAGTGTTACTTCTACGTCAGCCACGTTTTCGCCTTTCGTCCTCGATTCGGTTTACGTCTGATTCAAGTGCATTCTGCACCGAAACAAACCAAGCATCTTGGTCGTGCAATCCGCCATCCTCAGGCAATATCCCTTTCGAGACCCAAGCCGCAAGGTTAGCTGCCGAGCTTACCCGATGCCCAACGAAATCCTTCGGGCAATCAGTAATCTCAATGTATCCTCGATTCTCGCAAGCTTCGCACCCAGCCTCATCGCAACTTGGGCAACCTAGCATCAACGGTAGGTCTTTGCTTGGTAGGTTGTTGCAATGATTTCGAGTGCATGACTTGCACAACTCGCCGCATCGTATCAATGCGGCGATCCTTATTTTTTTCTGTCGCCCTCGCTCGCTGAATTGCCCTGTAAGCATCTCGCAACGAGCTTGACCGCATCCGCAACTTCGATCTCTTCGTCCCAATCGGAAATCGACTTTTCGAGACTCCAACCAGCAACGCAAATCGAGACCGCTTGACGCAAAGCCGCGATCTGCTTTTTGGTGTCGCCCAGCTCCTTAAAGTCCTCGATCAAACTAAGCACTTGCTCGGTCTGTCTGAACTTCAAGCGATTGAACTGGAACTGAATGTCGAGCCCGTCAATCGAGCCCTCGAAAGTGTTATGATGCATGGTTGAAAACTATTGAAAGTTCTTCGTCGGAAGCGTCTACGTTTTTATTCGCTTGCCATTCTAGCTGATCGATCATGATTCCGTTTCGATCACCCATTGGCTTGGTTTGCAACTGAGCTTTCGGAATGCTGAAAACCAGCGTAGAAGTGCTAGGCCCATCGATTGTAAACGAAAGAGTCGCTTCCGTCGAATCGCGAAGTTGAGCATATCGGCCCTGAGTCGCAATCAGTTTGGATTCAG